CGGGCTCGGAGGCGATACGTGGCGACACACTGGGCGAGGCGGAGCGCGTCCGCGAGGGTGTACGCCGCCTCCTCGATGTCCTGCTTGAAGCGCTCGGCGGAGGGCGTGATACCCAGCCAGTTGTTCCCATCGAGGTAGGCGGATACGTAGTTGACCGAGACCGAGAAGTTGCGGGAACCGATGGAGTTGAGTCGCCCGCCGCCCGTGTGGATGTCCCCGGCGCCCTGAACGATGTAGTTTCCGGTGTTCTGCTTGGCGTCGAGAGCCGCCTGTAGCGCCACCGCATAGGGTCCGGTCCCGTCCGACGTGAGAACGTCCGTGATCCGGTGTGTGTGCGCGGTGGCCGGAACGCCGAGCGCGGTCCGAGCCGCCGCGGCGGTGGTGGCGCCCGTTCCACCCTTGGCCACGGGTGTCACAGCCGAGGTCCGGTTGGCGATTTCGTCGCGGGTCCGGTTGATTTCGGTATCGAGCTGGTTGGCCGGGAGGGTCCCCGGAACGATGGTCATTCCGGCCGCTACCGCGGCGTCTCCGATTGCCATGGTGTTCCTTTCGTTTATGCGAGCAGAGAGTCAACGGTCCCGACCAGGGCGTCCACGGTCCCGGGCAGGAACACGATGGCGTCGGCGGGCGTGTCGGTGAGTCCGCGAGAGTCCACCGACATCACGCCGTTGGTGGTGTCGAACGTGACCGCGGCGACCACTCCGGTTTGGATCGGCGTGGCCGGGAGGTTCACGGTCAACGGCTGGACGGGTTCCACCGCGAAGTTGGCGAGGGCCTCCAGACCCTTCATGGTGCGACCACGGCCGAGGGCTCGGGTCACGTAGTACTCGGCCGCGCCGGGACCCGGGAACGGCCGTTCGATGACGAACGTGCGGACCTTGGTGTGACCGGGCGCGGCGTAGTAGTCGATGCGTTCCTGTCGGACCGCCATATAGTCCAGCCACCGATAGATGAGGATGGCCGCGTCGAACCACTCCGGGTCATCCCGGTCCATCCGGTCCACGGCCGAGTGGAGGTTGAACGGAACCGAGAGCTGGAGGAATCCGGGAGCGATGTAGGTGGGCTCCACCAGGGACCACCGACGTTGTTCGTCGCAGAACAGGCGGAGCCCGGCCGCTTCCACGAGCGGTTGGACGAACGTCCACGCCGAGTCTCCGGGCTCCCAGTCCAGCATGTCCGGGGACCGGTCCACGAGCGCGGTCCGGGTCGAGGTTGACCCGTCCGTGGTCCCGGTCCACTGGTAGGAGTAGTCGAGGGTGTCAGGCGTGGCGCCATCGAAGTAGTCCGGGGACTCGGAGAGGGAGGCGTCATCTATCCAAACCTGATGACCGCCCGAGGTTGCCTGTCCGAACACCAACGGCATCGCCTTGGTGGCCGTGGCCGGGACCGTCCCGGAGACCTGTACGAGCTTCCACGCCGTGGTGGACATGACGACATGGGCGGAGGCGATGTCGGCGCCCACCTGAGCGTTGGCGGAGTCAAAGAATCGGACCGCCGCCCACACGTCCAGCACACTGTTTGCCTTGGCGCGAAACTGATAGGTGAACGGGTCACCCGCGGTCACGGGTCGGGTTCCCACCGATGCGGAGGTATCGAGAGCCACCGCGAACAGGCCCACGGCCGAGTTGGCGATTTGGAGGGAGGCGGTCCCGGTGAACGCTTGGGCGGTGGTCCGCGCGAACGTACAGTTACCGCCCGCGGTGACCGCGTTGGCGTTGGTCTCGAACCTCGGGTTGGTGATCTGATTGGTGGCGTTCTCCAGCACGTAGAACGTGGAGTCGGCCGAACCGGGTTCGAGGGTGGCGCCGATCCGGGACAGGAGAACCGAGTTGATCAGCGCTCGGAGACTGTGCTGGTAGCCGAGCCCGGCAAGGTTCGGTTCGTCATCCAGCCAGACATCATCCATCATGAGCGCTTCATCGGACGCCACCGCGATGGCCACGGTCCCCGCGGCGTGGTCCACGTCCCGGCCGCGGATGCCGAGGTTGAACGTCCGGGCGGAGGGTGAGCCGGCCGAGTAGGACGCGGAACAGGCGATGGTGAGGCGGAGCTGGTCTCGCGTGTCGAGGAGGGCGAGGGTGGCGTCGTCGGGGATGGCTACCTCGATGGTCCCGCGGACTCGGGGCGCCCATCCATCATCGAGGGTGAGCGGTCCGCCCTTGTGGGCGAGGGGATGGCGGAGCCGTGTCTGAGTGGCGGGCGAGGAGTTCGCCGCGCCGGTCCAGTCGTACCGGTAGTCGGTGGTGTCGGTGGTGGCGCCGCTGAACCAGTCCGCCACGATGGCCGAGGCGAGGTCCGGGAATTCCTCGACCAGGAGGGCGGTCCCCTCGATCCGGTCCCCGATGGCCGCGTTGCCTGCTCCCCCGTTGCCTGAGTAGGCGGTGAGGCGGTCCGCGTCGGCTGGAGCTTGCACGATGGCCGAGACCCGGCGCCACTGTTCCAGCACCACCCCGGATACCACGTGCTGGCCCGACGCCGCGGCGTTCCATACCGTGTCACTGTTCCCGAACCGGGTGGTGATCTTCAGCTGCGGCGGCGTGGTGGTGCCACGCGGGCGGAGGTAGCAGGAGACCACGTAGACCCGGCCGGGCGTGATCGGGAACCCGGTGGCGCCGGGCGTGGCGCCCTCGGGGTTCCCCGCCATGTGGAACCCGCGGGAGTACCCGGCCACGGCCGTGTACGTGAACCGGGCGAACGTGCTAAGCCCGGGGATCGGACCGTCCGCGGCGCCGTTGATGATGGTGAACGTCCCGTTACTGGTCCATCGGTCACTCTGCCACCCGAACGTTTTGAGGGCGGCGGAACGGTACGCCGTCGCGGCCGGGTCGGCGGCGAGGTTGCGGCGGGTCTCCAGCTCGGCGCCCGTGAGGGTCACCGTGTAGGCATCCTCGAGGATCACGGGAGAACCTCCACGAACGGAACCGAGAGCGTCCACCCGTCGCGGGTCTCGTTCACGAGCGCCCGGTCGAGGGTCCCGCCGGCCACGACGAACACCATTCCGATGGTGAGGCGGTCCGGGTCGGTGAGGGTCCACACATCCGGCGCGGCCAACGCCTGCTCGGCGGCGTATGCCTCGGCCTCGACGCCGAACACCAGTGAGAGGGTCCCGCTACGGGTCCCCGCCGCGCGGAGGGTGACATCCGGGTCCGCACGGCCGATGACACGGTGGAGGATGGTCTGGGCCTCCCGGGCGGAATCGTACCCGTCCACGATGTCCGGGGTGATGATGGTGGCGCCGCTTGTAATGGTGGTCATCGGTTCACCGTTCCGGGCTTGTAGAAGATGTCAACCTCGATCTGTGGGCGTCGGCGGGCGATGAACCGGGAGAGCTCGGCGTCCGCGTCGGATGTGTCGATAGTCGGTTTCAGGACCGGGTTCGGGGTGGCGGCGACCCGATCCGCGAACGCCTGCCAGTCCCGGCCACGCTGGTCGATTGCTTCCTTGGCGGCGGCGTTGCCCTCGGCGTTCCGCTTGTTGATGGTGTCCTCGACTTCGAGGGCGAGGTCCGCCGCCGCCTTGTTCTCGTCGGTGAGCCGCTTACGCTCCGAGAGCTTCCCGAGGAGGGAGTCCATGTGGGCGCCCTGAACATCGGTCACGGTTCCGGTCTCACGCTCGGCTAGGAGGTTCTCGTTGGCCCAGTCGCGGCGTTCCTGTCGCTTCTGATTGCCGATTTCGAGGGCGGCGTTGATGGCGTCCTCATCGCCCGCCATGGCGAGGATGTAGGTGGACGTGTCGAGGCCGAGGTCCCGGGCCTCCTTCCGGAGCCGCTTCTCCTCCTCCGCCCGCTCCGGGTTGAAGATGATGTCGTTGGCCTCGGCAATGATCTGGGCCGTGTCGAGGTAGTTCCGGCCCTCCTCGGCGGCGGACTTATACATGTCCGTGAACTTCTCTTTGAGGGCGTCGGACTCGGCCTGTGCATCCTGTAGCCCGGTGATCAGGGCGCCCGCTCCAGCCGCGGCGAGGATGCCGACCAGGGCGCCGCCCGGACCGAACCCGGAGAACGCATTGGCGAGGGATTCCTGTACCACGTCCCCCACGTCGGCCCACTCGCCCGAGAATGACGCGGCGCCCTCCCGGGCGGTGGATGTCACTTCATCCTTGGCGTCATTGGCGCCCCGCTTGATGCCATCGTGGGCGTCATCGGCGGAGCGCTTGACGCCCGCGTAGGAGTCCCGGAACTCCCGTTCGATGTCCCGAGCCGTGTCTTTGACTTCATCCCCGAGCCGCTCGGTCTGGCGTTGCGCGTCCCGCATGCCATCTTCGAGGCCCTCGGGACCGCGGGAGTTCGCCAGCTTGTCGAGGGCCTCGATGGAAGTCTTGACCGGGGCGATAACCCCGGTCTCGATGCCTTGCTTGAACGCCTTGGTCTCCGAGGCGATGCCAACG